AAGATTAGCCTAGGTGCTCGTCAGAATGTTATTAGCGTTGTTTCAGTTAACCTGGACACCACTACAGCAACTACAGGTTACGTACCTGCTCAATCTTCAACTGGAATTAACGCCCAGATTAGCCCACTTACTCTGCTCACTAGCGTAAGCCCAACTACTACAGCATTCAGCCTTGCTGGATTTGCTGCTCAGGGTTACACAGCTGGTGGAGAAGACGGTACTAACACTGGTGTTCAATTTGCTAATGCAACCCTATCTGGTGATGCCTCAAGCGTCACACTTATTGGTCCAGACGGTTCACGTTTTGCACTTGCTTACAACGGTACTGCTTCTACCATCTCTGGTGGTTGGGCTACTGTATGGCAGGACTACAATAACCGTTACATCTCAACTGCTTCTGGTATCAGCTTGCTAGTTAAGGCTGATGGTCTTGGAACTGCTTACCCTGTAAGCGTTAATACAACACTTTCTGGTACAGGTGGTAACGTTGTTACTATTGGTACTAAGGCTGGTGAATTTGCTGGAATTGCTCTAGTTAACATTCCAGCTGGTAACTTTGGATTTGTTCAAATCGAAGGTACTTGCCCTAAGGCTGCCGTTGCTTCTGGTGTAGCTGTTGGTGCAACAATTGCTGTAAGCGGTTCAAGCAACGCTGGTTACCTAGCTGTTCCAACCAACACTACTGCTTCTGTAAGTAGCCTTGGTGTTGTAACTGGTACTGCTCTTGCTAACAACGTTGTAGGTACAGTTCTTACTGCTCCTGCTTCAGGTACTAACGGTCAATTCTTCGCAACAATTGACATCCGTAGCCGTAAGGTTAAGAAGCCTTACGTCCGAGTGCTTAACAAAAACTAGTTAAATCAACTGGTAGGCCGAAAGGCCCTAGATCCAAAGGTAAAATGACAACAGACATTGAAAACGGATGGGGGATTGAAGACCTTCCTCAGACCGAAAGTAAGGGGATTGATGCATTCCCTAACGAGTGGAAAGACGAGTTTGAAGGTTTACTATTTCTTGGTAAACTAGAAAAAGAAGTAGATCGTATTCCTTATCACAAGTTCGTGGTAAGGACGCTAACGATCAATGAAAAGTTAGAAGTTAGTCTACTGGCTAAACCATTTATTGAAACGATCGGTTACGGTCGTGCTTACAAGGCTTCTGTAGTAGCAGCTGGCCTTATTAGTGTAGATGGCCGTGATATGGTACCTCTTAGTAAAGGTATTAATGTCATTAGACAAAAGTATGAGTATATTGTTAACAACTGGTATGACACTGTTATTGATATTCTTTATGAAGAAATTGAAATGCTGGAAACCAAAGTTATTTTTATACTTCAAGAGTTAAATATCATTGAACCTCTTGTTCGTCAAAGCGTATTTGAGCAAACTGAAGAGGAAAATGATACCCCAAAAGGTGGGAAGTAGATCCTTACGTTATTGAGATGAGCGAGTTAGCTTATCTTCGAGGTTTACTAAACCAAGCTGATCTTAATTCAGTTCAAGAAGCCATGCTTTCTGCTGTGATTCGTCGCAACAAAAAAGAAGAAATTGATTTTGAGACTGCAAAGTTTGAACAAATGATGTTTATTAATAATCCTTCATTGTATAAAGATTACATGGAAAATAAGCAACAACAAGAAATAAGTGGCAATGATGGTGTTCAATGGATGGCACCTGAAAGTATTGAAGAAGCTGCAGAACTTATGGACATGTTTAGCGACATTGATAAACAGCTTAAAGAAATGGATAATGAACCCATTGCACAGGTTAATTTCTTAGATGCATTGGGTGGTATTAATTTAGACGAGATTGGAGATGATGAATAATGGCAGATCCGATACAGTTAGAATTTGAATTCCCTGATAATACAGGACCCATTTCGTCTAGTTGGTCAGGTCTTGCTACCATTAGTAAAGATATGCGTGAATCTTGGGAGGCTATCAATCTTTCAATGGACACAACCATGGAAAAAGCTGATAAACTACGTCTAAAATTAGATCTTAAAGATGAAGTTTTGCTAGGCATAAAAACAATGCTTGATGAAATTACAACTGCTATCAATACCAATGATGCAACTTTAAGAAATAGTTTACAAATGATTAATCAAATCATGGGAAGTTCCAACAGTGTTGCGCAGCTTACAAGCCGTATTGATGGATATGCTCCTCAAGGACAAAATGGTTTTTCTAATCCTCTCGCTGGTCCAATGCAATATGCAGCTGCTGCCAACCAAGCTCGTCAACGGCAAGTTGATCCATTTAATTCACCCAGCGCTATGTCGTCACAATTTGCTGACTATAACCAACCCACTTTCTTTGGAAAACATGCCACTATAAGGCCAAATCCAGAAGAACTTGGTGATGCTAGTGGATCTGGTAGAGGCCGTGGTGGCGGCGGTGGCCGTAGAACAAGCAACGACATGGGTTCATTTGACGATGAATTTGAACCAATGAATGAAATACCATTTGGAACAACAGGTGCTGGCGATGCACAATATAGCAACCCTCTTGGTCAATATGCATTTGGTACGCATCAAACTCCACGTCCAGTACCAGATAAGATAAGCGGAGTAATTAAAAATCAAGCAATGTTACAACCATTACTTAATAAAAGTGGTGGATTTAGTAATGAAGCTGAACAACTTTTGAATCAAGGTAATTATAATGCACTTACTTCTCAAGCAATTCACGGTGGAATGGGTGCTATAAGTCAAAGTGCACTCGGAATAATCCCTGGAATAGGTGGAGCATTAGGTCAACTTGCCGGTATTTTAAGTGCTATGGCTGCAAATAAAAATGCTGGAGAAGGTAAATTTAGCGATACACAAACAAAAATATTAGATAAACTTGGCAATGCTGTAGAAAAATTTACTCAATCTCCAGCTGCTATTACTGCTGCCAAGGCTGCTAGCTTGGGTGCTGGTACTTTCAATGCAATAAGAGGAACACAGAACGCAGTTTTGGGCGGATATTCATATCCTTCACAATCACTTGCTAATGTTACTGGTGGTCAAGTACAATACATGCCATGGAATGGTAATAATGCATTGGCTTTTCAAGCTTCAAATTATTTATATTCTATGCAACATGGTTTAGGAATGACTTATAGTAGTCAAGATGCACAAACAGCATCTATGGCAGCTATGCAACTTGGTCTAAAAGGTGGTGCTGGAACCAATTACAAGAATCTTGATTATACAGCGCAAACTAAATATGGTTTAAGTCATGGAGAAACTCAACAAACAATAAATACTGCTCTTGCTTATGGAGTTAATACAAATCAAATGATGTCTGGACTTTATGATGCTAGAACATCTGCTAATAAAGTTGGTAACACTCCAATAGGATATACCGACATGGCTTATCAAATGGGTGTAGCTAAATCAGCAAGTCTTGGTTATCAAGGACAAGCAGCAATAGCAATGGGTAAATCATCTGCTGCATTTGGTGCTGGCAATCAAATTGCTGCAAATGCTGGTATGACTGGTCAAGAACTTATGGGTACTACTCTTGGTACTGCTTTGTTTGCACAACAAGCCGGTGTTTCTTTTATGAATGCTTATGCAGCTGCTCAAAACATGAGTGGTGCTCAAGCACAAAAATTGCAATCTAACGCAATGTTAGGATTGTTGGTTAACCTTGGTATACCAGTTAATTCAATTCAAAAACTTTCTGACCTCAACCCATACGCTATTAAATTAGGTATTATTCTTCCGCAACTTGGCGTTACTGACGTAACTACACCACAACAAGCTACTGTTTGGGCATGGGGAATTATTCAACAATCAAGAGGTTTTAAAGCTGGTACCGGAACGTCTAATGTTGCATTCGGAACACCAGGAACAGGAACACAAGGAGTGCCAGCCAATTCTACTTTGTTGGGTTCAACAGACAATAGCAACTTATCACAATCTTTAAATAGTGTAGGGTTTAATTCAACAGGTCTTGGTGCTGGAGGATCTTCTTCTGCAACAACCTCTAATGGAGTAACAGTACAAGTGAACCTAGCACCTGGTCTACAAAACATTATTACTGCTACAGTTCAAAGTGCAAATGCTGCTGCAACAAGCCCTAGTGCTCGTGTAAATAATCCAAGTGGTGCATAAAAATGGCAACACAGTTTGACAACAAGTACGAAACTGCGACCTTAACCGATAACACAACAGGAATAACATACAGTTTCCCGTTCAATGTAAATAGTCTTTCTTGGACGTATCAAATGAATACAAGCAGTTATAGTACGATTGGTGGACGTGTAACACAATTGTTGTCTACACGAGTTAATACAGTATTTTTGCAAGGTGAAGCTGGAAGTAGACAAAGACTTTTGAATCTATATAGCCAGTTTAAAACGATGCAAGACAATCAAAATAAACATAAAACTAGTATGACTTTGAATGTTGCTAGCCAAGGTATCACTATGAACGTATGGTTGGAGCAAATGCAAATAGGTTGGGGAGTTGACACTGTAACTTATCAATACAATATGGCTTTTGAAGTAGACGGAGATTTAAGTAGCAGTACTCAATTATCTACTGCAGTAACAAATGATGCATTAAACAGAATAACCAATGGTGTTGGATATAATGCCGATTATATTGGTTTTACCACTACTAACGTAAATCTTAACTTAACTGGGAAATAACAATGATTCAAGATTATTCATATTCTAACTGCAAAATATCTAACCCTATTGTGCAACCAGGAAGACAAACCGTAACATTTAATGGAATGGCATGGAGTAGCACAGGCATGATGCATGAAGTTACTAATGTTAGTAGCAATGAAAGCTGGCAGCAATGGCTGGGAACGCAACAGTAACTCTATACGACGGTAATAAAAGCATCACATTTGAAATATGGATGCAGACTTTTGCGACGGCTTCAATAACTGAATTTAACAGTGGACAAGTACGCAATGGAGTTAGCTGGATGCCAATTCGTCGTGGTGAAACTTCTGTGCAATTTTCTATATCATGGCCATTGGTTGGCACAAGCAAAGCCGCTGATCTTGGGTTTGAAAATTTTGACCCTAAAGATGGTTTTGGTAAAATGCAACATTTCCAAGATATTATGAGAAAACATCAGCAATCTCTTGTTAATGGTAGTACAAATACCCCCATGATATTAAACTATTACAATAATAGTGATAAAAGTTCGCCAATTTACAACACGCTTATTAGCCAACAACCTTTGTCTTCTTTGAAATATAGCGGTTGGATTCAACAAGTAGAAAAAAACTATATTAGATTTCAAAATGTCTATATGACAAACTATAATATGATAGTGATTAATCCTAATACAACTAGCATAACTGCTGCAAATACTCCTTCTTATCTAAATTCAACAACTAGTGTTAAATCATCAACCACTTTTGCACCAACCGCTGCTACGCAAAATGCATATGGTTCAAATTGGATCAACGTTAATGTATTAGTTTCCGGTACCAACTTAATTCAAGGATTGCCAAAATAATGGGTCTTAATAACGCAGGTACTTTTACTTATACACCAGATATTAGCTGCACTATTAGCACGTTAAAAAATGGTGTTCTTGACGTATCTAATGATATAATGAATTTTCAAGTTACTCGCAATTTAAATGCAGTTAGTACTTTTAACGCTACGCTTGCAAACCCAAGACGCAAATATAACCGTGTAATTAATACTATGGACAAAATTACCGTGTTCCTTAAAAGAACTAATTATGTACAAGTTTTTACAGGTTATGTAACGTTAGCACCTATTGAAACATTGGTTCCTACACCCATTCAAATCCAAGCATCGTGCACATTAAGAAACCTCCAGCAAACATACTGGGATGACACTTTGTTGGAATACCAATCATTGCTACTTAACTACATGGATAGTTCTGCAGCTAGCAGCAATGCAACTTTAAATGATGGTGGTGTCTCGCAAGTTGTTGTTAATTTATTAACTAAGGTAGCCGGTTGGGATCCTAGTAGAATTCATGTTGCACCAGTTCCTCAAAAATTTCTTGATTTAGCTGGTACTATTGCTAAAAACCAAGATAATTATAATAGCACAATCAATCAAACCACAGTACAAACTATTGCAACTATTGTTGGTGTTAATAATATTACTAGCGGTCAAAGTAATTCTAACAATAAATATGTTTATGGTAAACAACAAACTGTAAAAGATACTGCTGCACCAGATGGTGGCGTGGGAACTAATTTTTCTGTATCAAGAGCTATAGCTTTAAAAACTGCAGCTATAAATGGTAAAAATAAACAATATTTTCCTGGACCAAGTTCAATGAATCCAGTAAGTCTTAATAAAACCGATGAAAATATTTATTATTGCAGTGTTCCATTTTCTTATATAACTAATCCTGATCCAAATATTATTAATAATGCTAAAAGTTGGATTTCTGAAAATGCTTATAATTCAAAAGATAAGTATAACGGAAGAATGTTGCTTCTCACAAATACTAAAACCAATAGAGTTGTAGCACTTAGAGCAACAACTGTAACTCAAAAAGTCGATAAAGATGGCAACCTTGTTTATCAAAATGGTTCCACTGTAGCAGAACCTAATTCTAACGCTGTGCAATGTCACCCTGGAGTTGTTGCTTATCTAAATGCCGCCATTGGTGACCCAACTCAATGGAGCAATAAAGTTGCTGTTGATTATGCATATATTGAAATATCATGGGCTGATCAATCTCAAGTATCATCACCAGGCCCTCAACAAGTAATTCAACAATCTACCATAACCAATACTCAATCATATCTTGGTATCAATTCACAAAACAATGTTACTTCTCAGGTTCTTACAAGTGCTGTTGAAGCATTAAATTATTACCTACGCCAACAATTTGGTGCTCAATATAGTCAAGATACTAGTGGAGCTCATTACCGTGAAACACCAAACACTCCAGGTAAAAATAGCGGTGGTTATTTTGACTGTTCTGGTTTAGTACAATGGGGTTACCGACAAATTGGTATTACAATTGGTGGAAACACTTATTCGCAATTTGGTACTGGTAGCAACTCTGATAATAATAAATGTGGTCTATGGATTCCACCTAATCAAATGCCAATCCCAGGTGATTTGCTGTTCTGGGATGTTCCTAGCGATGGTTCTAAACAACCAGGTCACGTAACTTACCTTGAAACTCCATTTATAAACGACAAAGCAACAATGATTCAATCATCTACCTATGGCAAACCTGTAGGAGAAAGTCCTGTTTATTGGTCACAAATTAAAAATGGCGGAAGCCCTCCTGGTTGGGGAATGTCATATATGGGTGCTCGTAGACCATTAACTCTACACCCAGGTTGGGGTCAATACTTTAGACAATCTGTAACAGTACCAAGTACATCTGCCAATGCTAATTATTCAACTACCGAAACTTCTACATTGGTTACTGATATTCAAGGATGGAATACTCAATGGATATCACCTAATTACAACATTGTTGCTTCTACAATCCAAGGTACTCCAAGAGCGTTTATATTGGATAATCCATTAATGCAAGATTTGCATCAAGTAGTGCAAGCTGGATTAAGAACATATATGAGTGCTCCCAACGGAGATTTTGTAGCTTGGTTTCCTGATTGGTATGGAATTTATGGTATGGATCCTGTAATGGAAATATGTGATATTGAAATTATTGACTTCCAAATTTACCACAGTGATGATGCATTAGTTACTCACGTAGCAGTTATTGGTGATACTTCAGGTATTGGTCAATCTATTAACATTGTTGACTACATGAGTACCAATGGTGTTGTTAGTATTCAAGATGTTACCACTATGCAACTTTTATTTGGTCAACAAGTAGGTAATACTGCAACTGACCAACAAAATGCTCAAATTGCTCTCAATTTCTTACAAAGATATGGCATTCGACCATTTCCACAAGAAGTAAATGTTATCCACAGCCACGCTCTTGAATATTTCTTTGGTCTACAAACTTTTATGCAACAATGGGCAAACCAATTTACAAGCAACGTAACGCTTACTTTTATGCCAGAACTATACCCTGGTATGAGAGTTGTTCTTAACCTTGACAATGAAAGCGGCGGTCAAGATCAATACCAATTCTATTGTGTATCAGTAACACACAATGGTGACCGAAGTGGTGGGTTTACTACTCAGGCAACGATGACTGCTCCAATGAAAAATGGAACAGTTATGCATTACGGACTGGAGTTTGTACAATGAGTGTAACAGGTCAAAAGTATGATACTAAATCTGGTGTACGCAAAGTTACCCTAACGTCTAATCCACAAATTAATCCCCTTAGCAATACAGCTGGTGCTTCCCAAAATTACTATTGTCTTGGTTTTGATCAAAATGGTTTTCAATATCAAATTGACCTACAAGCATTGCCAGCTGGTGTAGTTCTTGATCAAATTCAACAGAATCAAGTCTGGTGGGTAGAAAAACGCACTACTCTTTATAGACTATATCTATATGCCGGTTTGTTTGATCCCAATACACGTCAAATTAATAGCACTGCTTTATTGCCAGCACCAGCAACTAGCAGTCTTAACAATGTAACAGTTGCTAGTGGAATATTAATTAATGGATCATTAAGCATTGGCAACATTGCTATAAGTGGTGGTCAAACTACAACTGGTTATGTATTAACTGCTACAAGCCCAATTGAAGCATCATTTCAACCACACCCTGTTAGCGTTTCAACTCCTCCAGGAGTAATGCTTGATTATGCTGGAGCAACAGCTCCAAGTGGATATTTGCTTTGCGACGGTTCTAACTATTCTACCACTACTTATGCTGCCCTATTTGCCGCAATTGGCTATGCATGGGGTGGATCAGGCACTAGTTTTAATGTACCGGATATGCGAGGAAGAGTATCTATTGGAGCTGGTTCTGGAACTGGTCTTACAAATAGAACTTTAGCAACAAAAAGTGGTGAAGAATATCACACTCTTGTTACTGCAGAAACACCTTTAGCAACTCACACCCACACGTTTACAGTACCAAGTTCTACAGGAACAACCAACACAGGTACAAGTTCTAGCGTAAGTTTAAATACATCTGGCGGTTCTACTGGTACCGGTGCTACAGGTGGAGGTACCACTGGTACGGGTACTACCGGTACAGGAAACACTGGTACAACCACAACTTCAGCAGGAACTGGAAGCATTAGTTCGGGTGTAACTGGTACAGGTAACGCAGCTATTGCAGACCCAGGCCACTCACATGGACCTCCAGCTGCTGGTAACTACATTGCAAGAAACACTGCCGGTGCTTTCTTAGCTGGTACTGGTGCAGCAGCATTTTCTCAACAATCTAGCACTGCTAGTGCTACTACTGGTATTTCTGACACGGGTCACGCTCACAGTTTAGCCGGGGTTACTTTTAGCATTGGTGCTCTTACTGTTAATTCTGCTTCCATTCCAGGACTTTCCATTCCAGGACTTTCCATTCCATCTCTTTCTATTCCATCTCTTTCTATTGCCTCACAAGCAGTTACAGGTAGTGTAGCCATTCCTGGTCTTGGTTTTACAGTGCCTGCCCAAACGGGGCTTACAACCAGCGGAAACACCGCTACAACAGCTTCTGGCCACAATAACATGCAACCATATGCCGTGGTTACCAAGATTATCAAGTACTAATGTATAAAACCCCTTATTTTGCCTAAGATATTATGAAGACGATCACAGTTAGCAATGGAGATATTCAACTTAATGGTGGGAAACTGCAATTCTCCTACGGTTCAAATAAATTAGCTCAAGACATTGCCCTATGGCTTAAAGAACCATTGGGAATAGGGTTTACTACGCCTGGTTTTGGTAGCCTTTTACCTGGAATGATTGGAACGTCACAAGCAGTTAATAGTACTAGTACCGTTGAAAATGAAATACTTAGAGTATTACAATTATACCAGGGTCAACAAATTCTATCACTACAAAAATCTCAAAATTCTGCACAATTGTCTAACTGGAACAGAAACGAAATTATTGAAAAAATTGTTTCAGTTACAACGCAAATTAACAAAAACAATGGCACAGAAATAGATGCCACAATTGTTTTACAAACGCTTACAGGTAATTTAGTTACCTTGCTTACATCAATAAACGCAAACGGAGTTAGTGTTCAAAATGGCTGATACAACAGGAGTATTATCAAGACTGCAAGCGGCTTTATCTACTTATGACCCAACATGGGACGTAAGTGTTGGTAGTGCTACTTACAAAATTCTAGAATCAGTAGCTCAAGAAATTGCTAATGCAAACAACAATTCTGTTCTACAAACTTATAGTTATGATATTAACACTAAATCGGGTAGCGATCTAGATAATTTTTGTAACTTATTTGGTGTATACCGTCAACTTGGTAAAAGAGCTATTGGATTAGTAACATTTATAACTAATGCACCTGCTACAAGCATTATCAATATTCCTATCGGAACACAAGTAGCGGTTCCAGTAAATGCAACGTACACAACGCCAATTTACTATTCAACAACAGCCCCAGCAATTATTCCAATTGGATTAACATCAGTTAGTGTACCAATTATAGCATCATTGCCTGGAATTTATGGTAATGTTCCTGCTAATACAGTTACCGCACTAGCAACAACATTGCTTGGAGTAACTAGTGTTACTAATTTATCACCAATTGCCAACGGTGCTGACCCTGAAGCAGATTCACAATTCCGTGCAAGATGGCAAGCTACAGCTTTCAACAACACCACTGGAACAAATGGTAAATATATTCTTACGGCATATCAAGATCCTAATGTAACAACTGCTAATGCTGTTGGTGCTCAAAATTTTTATGATGAACAACTTGCTATTCAAGCTACTATTAGTGGTGGATCTAGCAATGTTACATTCCAACTGGTTGCTTATAGTGGTATGACCAATGTAATTAATGGAACTACCTATAGTGGTACAACATTAGTTGCATATAGTGGATTTCCTTCTTCAACAACCGGTACAGCATTAGCATCCGGTTTACAAGCTATGGTTAGTGGAGTATACCCATTTGGTTATTTAAACGTTTCCGCAGTTCCCACAGGAAATACAATTGCTAGTGGATTAAACATTACTTTTGGAGGTCCAAGCCCTTACCGTTTAACAATTGGTAGTGGTAGTACCCTTAACAATACTACTGTCAGTGGTCTTGTCACTATTAGTGGATCTACATACACAGAGTATGTAACAAGTCTTAATCCAGATATTGGTGCCTTAGGTACACAATCATACAATGGAACATACAGTGGATTTGTTTATCCTCAAGGCAATGAACTAGTTGGTTCTAATCTTAATTCTGCTAGCGAAACTATTTATACACCAAATTCTGATTACTATTATTTTATTGGTTCATCTACCGTAAGTGGAACCTATTCACCACAACTTTATCTACGAATTGTTAATTCAACTGATTATAAAAATTTATTTATTGGCAATACTATTGAAGTGATTTCTGAATATAATCCTGCTTGTAGCAGAGTAACATCTGTAGCAAGTGGTAATTTTGTTGATATATTTGTTAATGGTACAATAGCACTTAATGCTAGCGAACAATCCGTTTTCAATCCCAACAACATACTCACTTCGGGAAATCCAACACCATATCTAAATACAAACAATTATGTTTTAGGCAATGGTAGTATTGCATCAACCAATACTGCTACTAGTGGTGACATCTATGTTTCTATGGATCGTCAACCACTTATTAACTTTCCATTACAAATCGGTACTTCACAAAGTGGCATGTCTGATATGGTTGTTCTTTACAACGATGTAATTAGCAGTGGCATTACGTATGGTATTTGTTTAAACCCTTATCCATACATTACTTTTACTGGCACAATTGTGCCAACTCCTTATACATATACTAATTCTTCAGGTGTTATTGTTTCCGGAACAACTGTTTCTGGTGTTAATTTTATACAAATTAACAATGCAAACACTTTCTTGTATCCAGGATTATGTCTACAAAATGATGGTGTTGTTCTTTCTGGACAACCATATCACATTATGCAAGTAATGAGCAGTGGAATTATGTTAAACCAAATGGTTGCTAATAGTGGAACTGTTGTAACAAGTGGTAAAGCATTGGTATATTCACTTTACGATATTACTGATAATAGCAATAGTGTGAAATCAATGACTGGTTTAGCTTTTGATACAACTACTCCACCTTCTGCTTATGGTGGATGGCCTGCACTTCCTAATACTGGTAACTCATCAATTCTTTACAATCATGATTACAATAATGATGTTGTCGACGTTGAGGGACTTGTGCAACAAAGTCGACCACTAGGTGTTAACACGTTGGTGCACCAAGCAAGTTTTCAAAACCTTATTATAAATGTAAGAATTGTTCTTTTGCCGGGTTACAGTTTAACAACTGTTCAAGCCAACGTTACAAATCAACTAAATCAATATTTTTCAAACTTTAATTATCTTGGAAATATTTCATTTGCAAACCTACAAACACAAATACTTGGCGTTGCTGGTGTTGCTAATGCAAGAATTACCAATGTTAGCACAGTAGCACTTGATGGTACAATACTTAATTCATATTCGTCTGATTTTATTCTTGCCAGCAATCAATTGCCAAAACTTTATAATATTGTTTATAACGTTGTAGGATCGAGTACATTCTAATGGCTGGTAATATTTTTTCAATATCACCGCATTCAACTTTAGCTTCTAAAGTTTTAAATTTTCCTGAAACAGTTTATAATTTTAATGAAGGTGATTATATAACTACTTTGATGACAATTTTGTTGGGCAATAGTGGAACTGGTCAATTAAAAAATATTCAAACTGTAGCTAGATTAGGTCAAGAAACTATTGAATTTGATAATTTGGACAATATCCTTGGTCAAATTTTCAATATGAAACGACTATCATCAGAAATTTATAGTTTTGCCACCAATCCATTTATTGACCAATTGCAACAAATTCAATGGCAAGAAATTGTTCGCAAAGATGCTAATTATAGAGAACGTTTGTTGGGTGCAGCAGAAGCTTACCAAACCGGTGCTACTCTATGGGCAATTTTAACGTTGTGTGAAGCATCATGCGGTATGAAATTCTATGCTGTAGAAGGTTGGAGAACAAAAGGTTATGGTAGATCAGGTGTAAACAGTGATCAAGAAATTGTTCTTCTTCCAATAAGTGATGGTTCTTTCTTTACTTGGGATCAAGGAAAAGCACAAGCAATTCTACAAGTTATTCAAAGTATTATACCTTCTAATTTTATTATTAGTTTTGGTCCAGTCCAAAACACATTAAATCAAATCCCATTTACTTCTGTAACTATATCTGGAATGGATATGAATGGAAATCCAACTACAATGGAACCAGCTGGTTACTCTGAATATTTTTACCTTCAACCGTCAGTAACTGCTAACAACATTGTAACTCCAACAAATATTCCAATTGGTGCTTCAACACGTTATTGGTTGATGAATGGAATGCCAATTAATGCACCTTATTTTGCTCACCTACAAACCCAAGAAATATCTATAGATGCTACTGGGAATATTGCCAACGTTACTTCTACCGATAATAATGGTATAAATGGCCCTGGTCAAAGTGTTGCTCAACCAACTTTGCAAGTTACTTCAACGATGTATGGTGCACAATAATGTCAGTTCTACCTAACCATACAGATCCATTAAAAGATTATGTAGCAAATGGTCCAATTGGTTCTTTGCCACCATTGACATTAGATGGATTAGTATATAACAAAGTTTATGCACAAACAGGTGTTATTGATACCATTGGTCGTAGCCTCACTAATAAAACTGGTTACACCGATCCAAATACCAATATTATTAATGGACACAATAATGCTATTACATTTAATCAATCATTAGAAACAAATTGGATTTCGACTCAAGATTTTGGTGGTCCAAATAGCACACCAGTAATATTAACTTATGATCTAGCTATTGAAACAGATCTTAATTATATCACTTTTGATATATTGAATGTTCCTTGTTTTGTAGAAATATTATATCTTGATGCAAATAGCGGCAACATAATTCCAGCACCAGGATCTTCTACGTTTGTAGTAAATGGTGGTTCTAATATATTTACAACAGATGAATTTACTCGTTTAACATATATAGCGCCTCAAACTTTTTCAACTTTGCAATTGCAATTAAAAATTACGAGAACCATAGCAATTCAAACTGTCACTAACGGTATTGCTACTAACATAGCTTATTCAATTGGTGTTCAATCATTCTCAATTAGATTGTTAGTTTTGCAATATTCTGATATTCCGTCAAATACATCTGCATCAACAATGGGTATGATGCCAGCATCAATTAATACTCAAAATCGTTTTGGATTTCTAGAAAATTATTCTTTTGCAAATTATCCAGTAAATAATATGTTTACCAATGATAATTTATATTGGAAATCTGGACCACAACCTACTAGTGATTCTATTGTTTATTTTTATGCATGTTTAACTGATGACTCATTAAATCCAAAAACTATCAATCGTTTATATATTGATCCACTTTACAGCGGTTGTCGTTTTAATATTTATTTTACAACACAATCTACCAATAGCGGAACAATAGATCCAAATACATTTACATGGACACCTATTCCAAACGATTTTACGCTTCGTAAAGGTACTTATGAAATACCACAAACTACAGCTACATATTTAAAATTTGAATTTGTAAAACTTGTCGCTGAGGCGTACGATTTGCCATTTGATAGTGTACCACGAACAATTAATGTTTTTCCTGCTGATGTTGAAGAATATTATTACAATCTTGAAAATCAAATTATTGATGGTAATTCAGTGCAATATTCTTACATTGGAAACAACAACAATCCACAAACTATTACCAATACTAATATTAATTCATCAACATTGTTTGGTCTTTCATCTAACACAGTTGCTAACAAAAATTCTTGGCCACAACTTAGTGCTCTTAACGATTCTCAACTTGGTGGGAACACAACAACTGTAGGCAACAATACCAATTCTTATGTTTTTGATCCAACTGTAAGTTACAAAACAGTTGATGCAAATGGTAATTATAATGGTGTTGCATACAATCAATTTTTGCAACGTCGATTCCCAAATGTTCAAGTTCACAATTATACGCAAACAACTTTTAATCAAGTTTGGCACCAAGCATATTTTACTGGTATTCAATACTTAACTGCTTTCTATGAACAACTATACGATGATATTCGTATTACTCCTCAAAATTTAATACCAAATCAACCTGATGGATTTGTGGCATCAGGTACTGGTTATATTGTAATGAATCCTGATGACCAAGCATCCACGCCATGGTTTCCAACCATTGAAACATTTAATAGTTTTAACTTTGGTTCAATTGATAGTGACTGGTCAAGTTTCCTTACTGATGATCAAGTATTAATGAATGATACAAACAACCTCAATAGCAATTATTTTTATAATGCTGTAGGACAAAAAGTTGGCAATCTTGGAACTAGTTCTATTATTTCTGTAACACAAAATATACCTGGTATTGGATACAGCATTTCTTCTCCTACATATTCTGGATCAAGCAACTTGCTTTATTATGACTATGCTAATTTTATTGATAATTCAAATTGGAGTGCAGGTAGCGGAACAACAATCACACCAACAACTGTCCAATGGGTTAATGGAAATACAATCAACCAACAGGTTTCTGGAACAGCAAGTGGCATAACCGTTAGTGGTGGATCGTTTACTGCTATTTATACATGGACAATTCCAGGCGTTGGTTACGGTGGAGCAGAGCCATGGAAGCTACAATTTGCTGCACCTGGACTTGGTAATGTTGGTTTTGGTAAATACAATCAATTAACCTCTGGTACTAATTATTATTTTACAGTAAATTCACAAGTTTCTGGTACAGCATCTGGTATTTCAAAAGTAAACGGAACTCTTTCAGCAAGTACTCGTTTTTATAATCCAGTATCTAACACAATTATATCTGGAACTACTGTTAGTGGTAATACGTTAACATATATTAGTGGAACAAGCAGTAATATTGGTTCTTTAGCAGCTACCAACTACACTATTAGCGGTATTCCAGCTGGCACCATTCAATTAGTTATTAGTGGCAATAATTTGCCAAAATATAAACTATTTCAACTTGGTGTATTCCCAACACCATCAAATTCATGGATTACCCCACAAGATCGTGCCAATATGCGTATTAGTGCACTTATGAGAATTTTATTGCCGTTTACTAATAACGGTGCATATCGTTTTTCTTTAAATGCTCTTGATGATGCAGGAAACAAAAATGTTCTAGTATTTCACGATTTTGCACCAATGATGGTTCCACTTAATACATGGTACGATGTTGAATTAACAGGATTTACTGCTAAAAACTATACGCAATTTTTTACCGAAATTGAACAGTTAAATGGTGGAGTAAACGAAGTATTTTATGTAGCTGCAAATGCACCATTTTACTACCCGTTGCGATATGAATATACTACATTTAGTGGTTCAACGTATCCAAATAACTATCATTACATAACTGGTAATGTCAATAATCCTAACTTCTTTATTAGCACTACATCAGGTTTACCAGCAAGCGGCATACAAATGAGAATGACTGCTTTGGACCCAAACATTTTTATATCTGGAATGAGTATTGTTCCTTATTATAAATCTAATCCATATTATGCAGAAATGAATATGGACTATATTGGTAATAGTAAAACCAACGAGTTAGAGTCACGTACAGTAGTAGACCAAAAACCTTACTTCCAGAATACATCGTTAACTTTCCCTGAACGTTTTCAAATACCAATTATTGCTGGACCATCTACTTACTACGTAACATCTCAGTTTATATATAATTCAATTTGATTTAATTCTTGGTTTCTGATATGATTTGCTCATGTCTTTGGAAAAGAATATATATGTTCAACGTAGTGAAACTCTCAATGGTGTACTAAGATACAGCTCCTTGGACCAAGAAGTCAAGAAATTATTTTCTTTAGATTCTTACGGTACTCTTCGTAATCGTGACAAAATCAGTATGTTTGATGATTTGATCAGGTATAACGGATATGAATTGTCGTTTGAAGACGAATCTGCCAAAGAACGTTATTATACACTTTTGGCTTGTAGTAAGAACCCTTATGAAGTTAATAGCCCTTTCCTGGTTGATCACCAATTATTCCCTTTTCAACATGTTGGATTGAATTACGTATGGGAACAAATGCATTCTGATAAACCAAGAGTTTTGGTGCAATGGGACACAGGTGCTGGTAAAACTCTACTCAGTTGCTTAACAAGTCAAAAACTTTTTGACAATAACGATATTGATCAGGTATTAGTTTTCTGCAAAAAAATCAAACAATATGACTGGGAACAAGAATACAAACGTATGACCCACCTTACGGTTGATCGGGTTAATGAAAAAATGACACGTATTAAACGTCATGCATTTTACAAAGAAACCCAAGCTCAAGTGTTAATACTTAACTATGAAAAAGTCCGTGATGGGTCTATGAAAAAAGTCAAAGGAGAACGTCGTAGGGTTAAATCTTATGACCGTACTGATTTAGAACAAGTACTGGAAATGGTAAAGGGTAAACGCATTCTTGTTGTAATTGACGAATCCCAGAAGATTAATACAGGAACCAGCCTTTTGAGCGATGGATTCTTCAAACTCATCAATCAAGAAGGTATTGACGCTAAAGTTCTGGCACTGACTGCCACTCCCTATACAACCAGCCCTTTAAACATTCGCAATATTATGGCAGTTGTGGCACCTGGCATTCCTGACGTAAGCGACATGAATAGAGACAAGTTCAAAGCTATGTATGGAAAAGAATTTGGTTTTTTCAACAATGGGTTCGTCCAGGAAACGTATGTCAAGGAATGGGATCGCAATAAACTGCCCGTTCTTGGCAAGAAGCACGAAGACTGGACTCACATTGCAATGAAGAGTGATCCAACGATTGCTTCTCAATTCCCAGAAAGCATGCCAAAACGTTTAGTGTATGAATTGTCAGATATTGATCGTGAAATTTATGATTGGGCTGAAGAACGTGCTCGTGAACGTTATAATCCTGATAACACTGTAGCCAACTGGTCTTATATTGATACTCTTCGCATGATTTGTAATTCTACGGAAGGCCTTAAAAACAGTGATGGTAATTTTGCTAAAGAAATTGTAGCTGAGTTTGGATCAGACATTAGCATTCTTAATAGTTCTAAGTATCAATTGATTGAAGACAATTTGGAATCTTATATTGAGAATGGCGACAAAGCAGTTTTGTTCACCTTTTGGACACATGGAACTTTGTTCCCATACCTAGAAGCATTAAAAGCAAAATTTGCTGGTATTCCAATTTTGCCAATTTGGGGAGTGGGTATGAGCAGTGATCAAGTAACCAAAAATATTAAAGTTTTCAACGAGACCAAAGGACCTGCTATACTTATTACCAGTGACGTAGGTCAGGAAGGTTTAAATTTATATGCACCATATCTTTGGAACATCGAAATTCCTAGGACTTACTCAGACTACAAACAAAGGGCAAACCGTATCAATCGTGCCGATAGCAAGTCAAAGGGCATTAGTCATACCTGGATCTACCGTCCAGTCGCAGTGGGAACTATTGAAGAGCGGGTGGATGCAAAAATTCTTAGAAGAAGAGCAGAGGCGGAAGCCATCAGGGGAGTTGTAGACGAAAACGCCAATATGGAAGATACTATTGATTTAACCCCCAAAGGGTTCCTATTTTAACTGAAAGGATGTAAAAAAGAAGGAAAACTGGTCCTAGATAGTGAAGAGAGCTTAATCTAAAGCTTCTTCCTGAAGGGCCTGGTCTTCCTCGGGAGTTGCAGTCGGTGTTCTTACCTTGACTCCTCCCGAGGCCCTTCCGTAAAACAACATGGAAAATTTAACAGTAGATTATAAATGGCAAGATGATGCCATATGTGCTAAACTAGATCTCTCAATGTTCTATCCAGCGCATGGACAAAAATATTCCAAAGAAGCTATTGAAGCTTGCAAGATTTGTCCAGTTAGTTATGAATGTTTAAAGCATGCTTTAAAGTATGAAGAACATGGGTACTGGGCTGGTACAACGCCAGTGCAACGTGTCAAACTTCGTAAAAGCATGGGCATAAAAGTAGAAAACATTACGTTTGAATCTGATAAAATTGTCAAGGAAGAATTGCTGAAAAAAGCTGAAGCTGTTTCTAATCAAAAGATTAAAGGCCGTGGCAGAAAACCATACAAGAGCTTGACAACAAACTATGTTGATGGTACTATCCTAGATGAAGATCTATAAGGAGTAGCGGATGAATAAGACTCGAGTGCTTGCGTGGGGTGACTACGCATGCAGTACTGGATTTGGCACTGTAATGAAAAATATTATGGGAGAATTGCAAAAATCAGGTCAGTATGAAATTGATGTAGTAGGTGTTAACTACGATGGTGGTCCATACGATACTAATAAGTGGCCTGGTACTCTATGGCCAGCTATTAGTGCTCTTCGCACACAAGGACCATACGGTGACGTATTTGGTCGTCAAGTATTTCTTGACATGTTAGCACAACGTCCATACGATTTGGTTTTTATTGTGCAAGATACGTTTATTGTGCTTGACATCGTTACTCAGATTGCTGAACTACAGAATACTAAGCCAGGTAGTTTTAAAACTATTTACTACTACCCATTTGATTGTGGTCCACGCGAAGAATGGGTTACTAAGTGTGTTGCTCATTTTGATTACCCTGTTGCTTATACTGAGTACGCTAAGAATGAAAGTCGCAAGTTTATTGGTGAATTTGCAGATGACCAACATGTTATCTATCATGGAACTAACACTAAAGACTTTTTTGCTATGGATAAGTTAAAAAGAGCTGAAGCACGTAATCAAATTTTTCCAGAACAAATGCGTGATAAATTTATTGTTACCAATGTTAACCGCAATCAGGGTCGCAAGGATATCTCGCGTAGTCTTATGATTATGAAAGAAATTGTAAACCGTGGCGTGGAAGATGTATTTCTTTACATGCACATGCAAGAGAAAGACTTCGGTGGCAGTGTTTTAGAAATGGCACGTGCAATGGGTCTTGATCCAAATAAACACTTCACAGTTCCAGATCCACGTCAATTTGGTGCACACAGTGGATTTCCTGTCGAATTTCTGAACGGTATCTACAATGCTAGTGATGCATACCTAACCACTACTCATGGTGAAGGTTGGGGATTGAGTATTACCGAAGCCATGGCTACAAAGCTACCAGTAGTTGCACCACGCAATACCAGTGTTCCAGAAATCCTTGGAGAGAATGCTGAACGTGGATGGATTGTTGATAGTGGTCACACGCCTTCTCACTGGATTATCAAGGACAACGACAATGAACGTATGCGTCCTTTGATGAGTGTAGAACAAGCAGCTGATGCTATTCTATATATTAAGGATAATCCTGAAGAAGCACAAGCTAAGGCTAATCTTGCTCACGATTGGATCCAAGAGCACACATGGACTAATATTTGTAAGCAATGGAAACTTCTCTTTTCAGAAGCAAAAAAGAGTCTTGAAGATAAACGTAAGATTTTGGCCTCAGTGCCACCAAAGATTGGATAGTTATGACATTCGAAGAATGGTTGCAATACGGTGTAGACCACCAATATTGCAGTGAACAGTTCTGCAGTACCCACGATGGTTTTCCTATGCATGATAGCGAAGAACAATCATGGGAAGACGGTGGAGACCCTTGTGCACATGTCGTGCGTTTGGGATCATATGATGATTGGAACATAGGAGAAGAATAACAATGGGTGCAGGACAGAATTTTTTAAATTGGTTGCAAGGAACTTTTGGTGGTAACAACGGACCTGGTATTCCAGACCTTCCACTTCCAATGGGAGATAAAGCTCCAACAGCAAAGCCAAAGAAAGCAGCACCTAAGAAGGCTGCACCAAAGAAGAAGGAACAATAATGCACGTAATGTTAGTACTAATCCTACCAGCACTATTTTTTATGTTTGTTGGTGCTTTTATCCATATGTTTAGTCAGGGTGTAAAAACTGGTATTTATCAAAAAAACACAGCACCTAAGAAAACGTCCAAATGTGATGGCAATTGTAAGTGTAAGAAGTAATGACGCTTAACCAAGCTGCAAAAATTATGCTTGAACTGGCTAAGATACCAGCACAACCAAAATTGATAGCTGCATTTAGTAACCCTGGACCCAATAGTATGTGGATCAAAGGTGTAATTAAAACAGCTTCACCAGCAGCCAATAGCATGGTTAATCCAGCTTACGAAGAAGCACTTAATGTTTTGCGCGACAACGGGATTGATGTTAATATATACGATACCAACTAAGTAGGGAGTAAAATGCATCACGAAACATGGTGGCATATTCTTAGTGATCCAAATCATTTGATTGCTGAGAGTATAGTGACTATAGTAGAAGAACTAGTTATTTTTGTTCTTGGGTATTACCTGGGACGCAAGAAGATCTGGCAAAAGATTCACAAACAATTTGACAAGGAACACAATATCGAACATTAAGCCCTAGTAGCTCAACGGATAGAGCATCGGAGTTCTAACCCGCAGGTTGCAAGTTCGAGTCTTGCCTGGGGCACATAGTAAAGTAAAGGAATAGTATGCAAACATATAAGAAGTATTATTTAAAAGCTGCGTCACAATTTTATTTAGCACATTTGTTGGGTAAAATTGAAAAAGATATGAAACAAAGGAAGATGATGGAATTAGAAGAAAGTAGCAAAAATATACCACAGGATTCTATGTCGCCACGCTTGGAATATCATTTTTACGAAAGTTCCGTGGTAAGAATTATGGGTGTGATATCATCATTCATGGAAGCTACATTAAGGAATGGTTTAGAAGTAGATCCTTACTTGATGAGTGAATCTCAAGATATAATGAATAGTTTGCAAAGTTTGATGGAAGATAAGAAGAAAAAGGGTAACAATGGAAATTAAACTTAGTGTAAGCATTGGAGCTACGCTTCAGGTAAAAAACGAAAAAGGTGACTGGGACTGGATTAAACCAGAAGTGGGTTGTGAGGTTAAGTTGATTGATGGTGAAATCAAAGCTGAAACAATGCCATCACAATTTGCTGCTATGTGGGATGAAATTGTAGGTCCTCAGTTTGCATCAGTAGTGGTAGAACTTTTAACTCAACAAACTTCTAAAGAACAAGAGGCTGTTGAAGAAACAACAGAAGATGATACCATTGTTGATGAAGCTGTGTCGTCAGAAGAATTTATTGAAAAGCTTGAATCGATTATGGAAGATAGCACAGTTAATGATGATGAGGAATATTACTAATGCAAGTTTGGGTTGTAACCACTAAGGAAAAGAACAAAGTAGTTGGCGTTTACTCAGAAGCTGAGTATGCCAAGAAAAATATTAAGAATCCTGAGAATGTAAACATTCAAAAGATTCAAGTGAACGCTACTCTTAAAAAAGGATAATCATGACAGTATTGGCTGCTGCAATTACAAAACAAGACGGTATTGTTATGGCTGCTGATTCTCAATTTTCTTGGGACTATTCTAAGAGTGATGAGGGACCTAGCAAATTGTGGATTGACAAAGAACGTAAGTTTATTTTTGGTGGTTGTGGTAGTGTTAGAGCAATGCAGGTAGTACAACATTGGACTGAATGGCCAGAATTTCGTGAATTTCATTGTGATCATGTTGAACAATTTGTTGTTAAAGATGTTGTTCCGTCCATGAGAACTGCTCTTGATGAACACGGTGCTTTGGAAACTTCTAAAAAAATTCAAACATTCGATGCTGGCATTATTATGGCTTGGGATAATACATTGATTTCAATTGATGAAGACTTTTCAGTTACTATTCCAGTTAGTGGAAGATGGGCAATGGGATCAGGTTCTAGCGAAGCTTTTGGCAGTCTAGGTGATACTGGTCCATGGACTAAAGCAGATGTTATTAAAGCTGCTCGTGTTGCAACAAAAACCGCTTTAGGTGTTGGTGGAGATATCTACTACGTAACCACAAAAAGCATGGAAATCAGAAAGGCGTAGCCGATTTGATTCCTAATAACTATTATGTTACTATAAGTACAAACCTAAGTAAGGAGAATAGAAATGCCACAAAATTATATTATGCCCAAGAAGAAGGAAGTTACTACTACCAACCTTCGGGAGGTTACGGAACCTACCTATGGGGAATCAGCCAAAGCTCCAACCAGAGCTGACATTCGTCGCAACAGTGCTGATGAGAATGGCCTTGTAGTAGCTGTAGAAGCATTCAGTGTACTCAATGAAGTCATGTACACAAGTGATCTCAGTGAAGTTCGACCATTGGCCCCAGTAGAAATTGATATGCTTGCTGCTGAACTTGTAGCAGTTCGTACGGCTAAAGATATTGTTGAAGGACGTGAAGCTGCTATTAAGAAGTATGCTACTGAAGTCATTGACCTTAAAATTAACATGCAAGGCGATGATCCTGCTTCCACCAGTGGATACCTTGTTAGTCCTGAGAATGGTATAAAACTCTCCAAAGAAGTATCTGGTGGAAAACTTGCTGTGGACATTGATCTTCTTGAAAAAATTCTGGATGATGATCAATTTAAGTCAGTTGTTAATGTCGTAGAGACTATTACTAAAACTCAGACCCCAGATGGCAAAGTTACTACTGTTGCATCTATTGTCCATGAACTTAACGAAGATGCGTTAGAAAAGCAACTTAAACTTGGCAATATTGGTATGGAACAAATCGTTCAAGCTACTACTCCAGGTAAGGTGCGTTCAGCATTTTATGTCAGAAGTCTCTAAAAGACCACAACGCACACCATCAATACGCGATAACATTCCCATGTACACACAGGGTATGGCTGCAGCATTCTTTGATTTACGACCAGAAGCATTTCGTGCTAAGGAACGTCATTACAAGAATCACATAGATATTCAAAGAAGTGCTGCAGGCACACGTATGTATAGCTTGAATGATATACTGAAGATAGCTCACTTTCTTAGGAAAGTGGATAAGATGACAGACCGTCAACTTCGGTTAATCATCTTAAGAGTTGATGCCTTTAAAGAACCTATAAAGAAAAGTCGCAAGAGATATCGCAAAGGCAATTACGACAATGAATAAAAAAACATTACTATTAATTGACGGACATAATATTTTTATCCGTAGTTTCAGCGGTTTAATGCGTCATGGTCTTAGTGCTCCCAATGGAGAAGGTACGTGGGGCGCTTATGGTGCATACAACGTTATAACCAGCATGATTAGAAAATATGAACCTAGTCACGTTCTTATTGCATTCGATAAAGGTCGTAGTACTAAACGTCTAGCTATTGATCCCCAATATAAAGCTAATCGCCATAAAGCTAGCGACAAACCACGTACTGCTATTGATGATGCATTTGCCACTGAATTCAAACCACAAATGGCTACGTTTATGAATTTATGTTTGAAGAGTGGTATACCTTACATGAGTTTGGAAGGTGTTGAGGCTGATGATATTATTGCTACTGCAGCACTTAAACATTCCACTATTTTTGATAAAATTATTATTGTTAGTGCAGACCACGATTTACACCAATTAATTCGTGAAAATATTATTGTTGTTAAACCAAGCATCAGTTATAAAGATATTGATGCTGAAGTATACGATACAGAAGCTATAAAAAATGAATGGGGCATAGCACCAGAAAGATTATCAGAGATCTGGGCACTTATGGGTGACAAAGGTGACAATGTCAAAGGTATCCCAGGTATTGGTCCTAAGAAAGCTACCAAGCTTATTGCCGAGCATGGTGACCTAGATACTGTTCTTAAATTAGATGATGCAAAAATTAAAGATAACATTGATGTTGTAAAAATAGCTAAGCGACTTATTGAGCTTGATGTAGACGATGAATTGCCATTTCCTCCATTGGGTGATCTTCAATTTACACCAGTACGTCATGGTGGTCCTAACGCCAGAGCTTTGGATGAATTATTTGTTAACCTTGGCTTTACGCAGATTAGAAGTCGCTGGTATCACAACAATCTTTGGAATGATGTGAGAAATTTTGGCAGGAGTCTTAATTAAACATGGTTAATTGGGTTATCAATCCTTCACTAGATATGCCAACTGTATTAGAACAATACGGTAGGTTTTTAGAAGACGACTATAGAATGCTTATTGAATCGTTGAGAGTTCCTCATTCATTTGATGAATATTCAGAAAAAACTAATAGAAGGTTTATTATAGCTAGCGGCAAGGAAAGACCAGGGCTTATAGCTAAAAGCGTGTACCTGTGTATTAAATTGGCTGGTCCAGAAAGCGTTAGTGTATACGTACAAACATTAGATGAAATGTTCCTTGTACAGAATGTTTTTGAGTATTATGCAAAAGACATAGAAACTAAATTGTTTGCTAATCCCCTTGATTTTTTAAATTTAAGTAAAGACTGGAGGGATGAGATTGAAAAAGCTACCGATATCATTGTTTATGGTGATGATCAAACTATAGAAAAATGGCGTGAATACGAAACCGTAGATCGTCACATATGGGAACACGGTTTGAGTTTTGGTTTTGGTGTAGTTAGGGCGGAAGATCTTGGTCAATCAATTATTAACGAAATATGCTTTGACTTTTTTTGTTATTATGGTGAAGGAAGATTGGCACCAAAATTTTATTTTATTGTTGGAGAATATTCAGCTAGTTTAATTGAAAGTTTTGCTATGAATATAATGGTTAATTACGCTCCATTTATAGAAGCTTACAGGAGCAAGTTGCCGTTTACACGCAAGAGTGATCTTACACGAGAAGTACTGGGTGCTTCTTATTACGCAAAATATGTTCGTTCTTTTCATTTGAAATCTAAAGAACTTTTTGCTACACTCTACGGTGATGTAAGATTCGTGTTTGTTGATAATCTTGATGATATTGAAGAGTTTGTAGAAAAATGGAGAGAAAACATAGGAACTGTCGCCGTCGATTGGGATGACGAGGATGTTATTGATATCATGGAAGATAACATGATACCTCGTATATGCCACATTGGCGATATGCAATTTCCAGATTTTTTTGAGCAATACGATACATTAGATGATTTTAATATCTATGTCAGTGATGACATGGGCACAGATGGTCTTATATAAAAATATAAGTAAGGAGAAAGTATGAAAGAATTAAACGAACTACGTAAGAAAATGATGGAACGTTGGAATCTTATGGTCAGTTTCAAAGGTGATTGGAATTCTGGTTATGCAGAAGGTCTGAACTACGCTATGAGCTTGATTTATGATGAACTACGTGAAATTGACAAGAACAAACCAATTAAAATTGATCATGCTCCTAAGAAAGAATGGTCTAAATTTTATGGTACAAAGAAAAGTGTTAAATAAAAATGGAATCTAAAAATTTTATGGAAAGTTTGCCTGATTCAAAACTATTAAGATTTTTTTTGTTTATTTCACTTTCTATTGCGTATTTAATGTTGCTGCCAATTGCAATTATTGTATTGCCATTTGTATTTGCATGGCAGTGTGCCAAAATGCTTACCGTAAAAAAGAAAAAGAAGTATGAATACAATATTTTTGATTCAAGCAACAACAATAAAGTCAACGATCTTATCCTTGATTTTAACAATTGGTTTAATACAGGAACGGGTAATGATTAATGGAAAATAAATTAGCACAAGCTGGTCACATGGTATTTGAAAGAAACCTTGCCATTATTGCTGGTAGACGACAAGAGGTACAAGTATTCAGCGATGGATTTGTTTACAGAGGTTACCTATGTGGTCTTGATGAACAATGGATTCAACTCTATGGCCATGAAGAGAATGACTCGAATGACTATGATGCACAGTGGCGTTTCTTGTTGATCAACCGAAAAAACATATCGGCGCTTGGCCCTAATGGGAAAAACCTAAACGATCTTGAGTCTGAGACACGCGATTGGGTTAGCAAAAAGATCCAGATCTTCTCAGACATTTGTGATAAGTTTGCATCAGTCAGAGGAGCGAGAAATGGAAAAGAAAAGTTTTGATGGTGAACCTGTCAACTATGACAGTGATAGCTACGATGAAATTGTTGTAATAAAAGTAGCAGAAAGCAAGGAAGAGTTGGTAGCTGGTATTGATCTAGCAAATGCTCAACCTCGTGATTTACTCATATACTTTGCTGATCGGTTCAAAGAAACACATGGTTACACTTACAATATTGAATGGGTAAAAGAATCAGCTATCTTTAAGAGTTTTAAGGAACGATACGGACTTGACGCAGGTCCCATGGTTGCACTACTCTTTGACAATCACAAAGGCAAGCTCAATGATTTGGTGATGACAGCAACAGCATTCAGTAAAGGTAGTAAATGGATTCAGGATACTTTGTACATTGAACTACAACAACAAAAACTTAAGAACGAGAATAGAAATAGTACGGAAGGATTAATGAATACCAATGACTTCATTGAACGATTCGCTGTTTGATTGGGAAAAGGATTACGTCAACCTAAAATATGAATTCCTTGATGATGAGGAAATCGATTACTTAGAGCAGAAGTATCCTCAGTTTGAGAAATTTACAAAGCAGGGATGCCCTACATGTACCGATGGTTCATGTGGTGATTGTAAACTACAACTGCAATTGTATAAACATTATTCACGTGCAGGTATTGGTCTTAACTACCAACGTCTTAATTGGTCAGACTTTAATGGTGACGAGAAAGCTTTGGCGTTAGCTAGGATCTATCTTGGACAACACAAAGATTTTGTAAAAGGTGGTATGGGAATTCTCTACCACGGTACGTGGGGTACAGGCAAAACATTGCTCACTAGTCTTATTGCTAAAGAGTTGGTCAAGCTTGGCTACAGTGTATACTTTGCTACATTCACTCAGATGGTTGACGAGTTCACCAGAGGGTGGGGCAGCAATGATGACAAGGCACGTTTTGAGAGCAAAGTTGTTAAGAGCGATGTATTCTTTCTGGATGACATTGGTAAGGAATTCCGTACCAAGAACAATTTGAGTGAAGCAACGTTTGACCATGTAATGCGTCAACGCGCGTTGGATAATCGTCCTACGTTTATTACTACCAACATGGGTATTGATGAATTGATGGATGGTTACGGTGGTGCTATATTTTCTCTCCTAAAGGAAAGAGTAATTGAGCACAACATGGATGGAATTGACTACCGTGAATACGCACGTAATCGTACACTTGATGAAATCAAGGACGGAACAGTAAGGAAGATTCAGTAATGGATATTGAAAAGAGTTTGGTACGGCACTTTGCTGACTTAGATAGTTTTAATGAGATTTGGAACAAAGGTGTTCGCAGCGAGCACTTCTTTGATGATGGTGTTCGTGAACTGTTTGAATACAGCCTTGACTACTACATTCGTAGTGAGTTCAAGGATACAGCTACTCAAGAACTTCTAGAAAATAAGTTTGCAGATTATTTTGCACGCAACGAATGGCCTGAGAAAGATTACTTGGTATGCGTTCTCATTGAAGAGATGATGACTAAGTATCGTAAAGCTACTACTCAAAACATTCTGCTCAAGGCTGCAACTGCACTAGAAGAAGATCCAGAAATTGGTATTGCTTTAGCACTTAATAGCCTGTCTAAGATTCAGAACGATACTAGTACTCGTGAGCGTCTTGAAGTTTATGGTGAAGGTTATGATCGTCGTGTTAACAATTACTTGGACGAGGTAGCAAACCCTTCTCGAGACAAGAAAGGTATCTACCTTGGTTGGGATGAACTTAACGACCACATGTATGGTATTCAGAAAGGTGAACTTGCGGTTGTCGTAGGTATTCCTAACGTTGGTAAGTCATGGGTAGGATCAGTTATCGCTCTTGAAGCAGCACGTCGCAAGACCAAAGTGTACTTTGCATCGTTGGAGCTTCGTAAAGAACTAACTTTGATGCGACTTGACTGCCTAGCTAGTGGTGTACCATATAGTCGTTATGAGCGTGGACAACTTACACCTAACGAGCTTCGTCGTCTAAAAGAAGCACGTGAAGAAATTATGGAGTTTGGTGAGTACCTCATGATTGACTCACCGGCACGCAAAAACGAACGTAGTGTTTTAGAGCTTTACTCTAAAGCTAAACACTGGGGTGCGGAGATGGTTGTTGGTGACCAGTTGTCATGGGTTACTACAGAGAAGTCATACGGTAGTGCTAGTAACGTGCAATCTTTGCAGATGGCTGAAGTTATTACTGACATTGCTAGCACCAATCGTGAAATGGGTATGGCCTCTGTATGGCTTGCTCAGTTCAACCGTGAAGCTATGAAGAACAAGAAAGGTCGTGGTGGTCTAGGAAACATCGGTTTATCTTCACAGATCGAACAGATTGTAGACATGGCTATTGGTATTGGTGCTACTCGTGAGATGAAACAACAAGAAGCTCTTGTTATGGATATTATGAAAAGTAGACGCAGTGATCTTAAATCCTGGATGATGGGATTTGAGTTGAGAGACCGTACATCGTTAAAGGTTGTACGAGAATTTGAGGATGCTAATGATTAGGCATATTTTAGAATACGTATTACCTATAATGTTGTGGTTTTCTATGGCATGGTTTCTTTCTGACAATGGCAAAAACAGAGAAGATTTTTGGTATGTTATTTTGTTGCCAATCTTTATGGTGTTGTTTTGTGGATTTATATTTTTGATTTCACTAGGGTTTATGTGGTTATACTAATGAATGAATGTCAACACATTGAAAAATATGAAAACCTTGATGGAGATAAATTAGAACGTCCTTGGAATCGTATCTTTTGTCCTGATTGTGGAGTACGCATTGTAGGAGAATACAAGACAGATCCATTTAAGTTGCGTGGACGATGAACCTAACTGAACGTCAAGCATTACGAGACAAACACCAACAATCAGACAGAAGTTTAATTTGTAAACATTGCGTTGATCAATATCCTTGTGATGTAATTAAATTGTTGGATGCGACTAAACCAGAAGAATGTTTAGAAAGCCATGAATTTTTACAGAAGAAATATTTCAACTTTTGCAATGGTTGTGGAGAAAAACTATGATGAATGATGATCCAAAAAAATTATCTGAACAAGCTTATAATGATTTAAGTCCTGAAGATAAAGCTTTCTTGGAAAAAGTTATGAAAGATAACAAAGAATTTTTAGAAAAGTTGAAGAACGATGGACCTTTCGGCAATATTTAACAATTTAGATGCAAGATTAGTTTTACAGGATATCTTGGGAGTTGGAGAAATTATAGAAAATGGTGATGAGTTAATCCATTCTTGTCCTTTGCCGTTTGGTATGCATAAAAATGGTGATAGCAGCCCATCAGCTAGTCTCAACAAAGAAACTCTTTTGTTCAATTGTTTTACTTGTGGTGGTGGCAGTGTTATCTGGTTAGTCCAGAATTGCCTTAATATTAGCCGTGAGGACGCTATTGCTAATCTAAAGAATGAGGTGGCAGAACTTAAGGTTGTATCTGTTGAGGATTTTATTGAACGTTTAGAAGGGGTTTTTGTCTCCAAACACCAGGATTATACCGATATTCCTGTATATAGCGATACTATCCTTAGAAGATGGGAGAGTTCTTGCGATTATTTGACCTCCAGAGGGGTCTCAGAGGCCGTACAACGGCAGATGCGTACAGGAGTAGACTCAGGTAGGTTAGAGATCCAAAAAACGCCAGAAGGTGAAAGAAATGTGCCTGTAGACAGGGTCGTTCTTCCACATTTTATGAGGGGTAAACTTATAGGGTGGGTAGCACGTAAGCTCGAGGACGTCCCAGGGGTACCCAAGTATCGCAATTCCAAGGGTTTCCCTCGTGGATCTTGGCTATACAACCTAGACAATGCTATGATGTATGATGAAATTTATGTGGTTGAAAGCCCTATGAGTGTTCTTGTATTGAAGAGTCGCGGCATTGATAACATCGTAGCTACCTTTGGAGCTAAAGTTGATAAACAACAGATTAACCTGCTAAGAAACTTTAGCAAGGTAAATATCTTTATGGATGGCGATGCACCTGGTCGTATGGCCACTGAGCATTTAATCGAAGAATTGCAAAATTATACAAAACTTGGTATCATTGCTACACCAGATGACGAGGATCCTGCTACCATGTTGGGGATTCCTACACCAATAAGTTCGTTTGAATATCAGTTAAAGCATCATTTGACTTGTACAAGTTAAACTGATACTCTTGCGAGGCAGTAACCAAAACCAACAGCCCAAGGGCTTCTAAAGAAAGACACTAAAATGGCATTGCAAAAAGGCATGGCTGCCGTAAAGGCCAGTATTGAAAAGTCACAAAAGGGTTCAGCCCCTAAGACTTACACAGAAACAAATTGGTTCTACTGGACACCAGGAGAAACAAAGGCACTTCGTTTTCTTACAGATTCGAATGACATCTTTGTAGTTCCTGTCCACGAGAACGTACCATCACATGATGGGAAGAAGAAGACGTTTGTATGTCGCAGTGTGTTCGACGCTTCTTGTGAGCTTTGCGCTCGTGAGAAGGGTGCACCTGGAGCATACCGTCGTGACGTTGGATACGGCATTGCTGTACTCCGTGAAGAAGTGTACGAAGAGGTTGATGGTCAACGTAAGTTAACTGGATACCGTGACGTAACTTCTACCTATGAAGAGACCGTAGACGGTAAGTCTGTTACAAAGAAGAAGCCATACGTGGGAATTGTATCTCAGGGTATGCGTAACTTCTGGAATCAGATTGCTGTCATCACTGAAAAGTACGGTAGCCTCAAGGAGCGAGAGATTGAAATCATGCGTCAAGGTCAGGGAACTGACACTACATACATGGCTTTTGCTCTTGACAAGAAGGAGATCGAGAACATCGATACACGTTACGCAAAGTTCCTTCCCGATGTTGAAGCTTTCCTAAACCGTATTGGTAGCCAAGAGTATTACGATGCACAGCTACACGGAATTGTCAAAGAGAAGGAAGCCTTCAGTCCAAAGGCATCCACACCCTCCTCAGTCTCTGTTGACGATGACGAATACGCAGAAGAAGAGTTTGTCAGTATCGAGGAAGAGACTACTGCAGACCGTCTACGCCGCAAGATGACAGGTCAGTAGTCAAACCAGAGTAGACCAGTGGAGTTAATCAGGTATCGCTTCCTCCCTTTCCGTTACCGAATTGACTTCACTGGTTACTCTACTTATAATGAGTGAGTTATGGAAAAGTTAGTCCACCTTCATGTCCACACCGAACACAGTTTCCTTGATGGACTTCAAACAGTAGATCAATTAGTGGAACGCGTAGTTTCTTTAGACCAAGAAGCCGTTGCTATCACCGATCATGGTGAATGCAGTGGGCACCTTCGTCTTCAGCATGCAGCAGATGCAGCTGGTATTAAACCTATCTTCGGTATGGAAGGTTATTTCACCGATGACCGTCATGAAAAGATTGGTAAGAAAGGTGAGAACTACGACCACATGACTATCATGGCTCTTAATGCCAAAGGTTTAGAGAATCTATGGTCATTATCCAGCATGGCGTACATTGAAGGTAGTTACTACGGCAACCCACGTTTTGACTGGGAACTTCTAGAACGTTATAACGAAGGTCTTATTGTTACTGGTGGTTGTATGGGTGGTTGTATTGGTAAGCATCTCAAAGATGATGGTGTTTATCAGCGTGCTGTAGAACGCATTAGTCGTTATCAAGCTATTTTTGGTGATCGTTTTCACTTAGAACTTCACACTTATCTTGACCCTGAAAGCAACGAATGGAACATGCGTGTAGCAGAGGCAGCTCTTGACTATAGTGTTCCACTTCTTGCTGTGAGTGATGCACACTACGCTAAGCCTGAGCACTGGTATGCCCATGAACTAATGACTGCTGTGCAAATGGGTAAGACTATGGATGACCCAACACGATTTAGCTATGGTCCTAATCAACTTTGCATTTTTTCTGAAGAAGAAACCCGCAGCAGATTAAGTTATCTACCCGAAAGTATTGTTGATCAAGCGATCAATCGTACAAACGAAATCGCACAGATGTGTGATGCGCGTGTACCTGGGTCTCGTAAGATGCCTGTGTTCTATAACACTGCGGAGATGGATGAACGTAAATTGCGTGAGTCTGTTGAAGAAGGTTTCGCACGAAAGATTGTAGGCCATGTTACAGAAGACATGTTACCTATTTACCGTGAACGTATTGAGTATGAAATGGAAGTTATCATTACTCGTGGGTTCCCAGGTTATTTTTTAACAGTACAAGACATTATTGATTGGAGTAAAAATGAAGGATTCCTTGTGGGCCCTAGTCGCGGTAGTGTGGGTGGTAGCTTGCTTGCTTACTGCATGGACATTACCGAGGTAAATCCGATACCTTCTGGTCTTATCTTTGAACGTTTCCTAAACCCTGAACGTGTAAGTATGCCTGATATTGATATTGACATGCCAAAGCTAGAGCGTGGATTGGTGCGTGACTACCTTGAAAAGAAATATGGCAGACATAACATTGCTAGTATTGGTACTCTAAACACACTTGGTATACGTCAGGCATTGCGTGACCTATGCCGTGGTATGGGTATTGATAAAGATGATGCTGCTAAAATGTCAGATATTATTGATGACGATTGGAACATCAAGAACCGTGGTGCTGATTGGGAGACTGTCGAAAAGCAGTACCGTAGAGAATACGCTCCATGGATAACTAAATACCCACAATTGTTTGAGACTTTACCTGAGGTTGTGAACCACATCCGTCATGCTAGTGCTCACGCTGCAGGTATTGTTATTAGCAAGGACCCATTGGTAGGTGCTATGCCACTACGTTACAGTCCAGTTAATGATGATATCCGTACACAATTTGATATGAGTGATGTTGAAGAGTTGGGATTTGTAAAGATCGACCTTCTTGGTCTGCGTACTTTGAGTACACTCATGGCTACTTTAAATCTTATTAAAGAAAACCATCATGGTGTATTGCCGTTTGAACATTTCTATGAATGGAATAACAACTGGGATAAGTACTACAACGATGCTGACGTATGGGATGACGTTTGCACTGGCAATAATATTGGGTTATTCCAGATTGAAACAGGAAGCCTACGTAATCTTGTAAAGCGATTCCAACCACGTAACATAGAAGACCTATGCACTATGATTGCTATTTACCGCCCTGGTATTACCCGTTCAGTTGACAGTGAAACTGGTCTTAATCTACTTGAGATGTACATGCAAAAACGTGAGGGTAAGCGCAAGGTGACATACAAGCACCCCAAGCTACGTGACATCTTAGGTGTTTCCTATGGTTCATTTGTATACCAGGAACAGATCATGGAAACTTGTGTTGCTCTAGCTGGTTATACCATTGTTGAGACTGACCGTGTACGTAAAGCTGTGGCAAAATCTAACTATGAAGATATGGTTGAAGAAGCTGATACATTCGTTCGTAAGTGTGTTGAGTCTGGCGTTGACCGTGAAACTGCCAAGTCAATCTTCGATGACATGCGTGCGTTTGGTATGTATGGATTTAACAAGAGTCACGGTTATGGATATTCTATGTTAACTTATTGGACTGCATGGATTAAACATCATTATCCACGTGAATACATGACTGCTCTATTTCGTACAAATCCAAAAGATAACGTTATTTATACTCGTGAAGCTCGACGTATGGGTATAGAAGTACTAGGTCCTGACATTAACGAGAGTGGTGGCAACTTCACTCTCACCAAGGCTGGCAGTATCCGTTATGGCTTGAACAGTGTCAAGTACATTTCAGGGTCTGCCCAAGAACTACAGAAGCTAGGGCCATTCACTAGTATGGATGACTTTGTAGAGCGTGTTCCTTCCAAGAAAGTAAACAAGCGTGCAGTTATAGCTATGATTAAATGTGGTGTGTTTGATAGCATATGTGGGGATGCTAAGAGTGCCCTACAGCAGTACCTTAAAGCACGAAAGGAATACAAAAATTATGACGATAGTTGTAGCGCTGATTGCACTCATTGTTTGGGTCATCTTAGCAAGTTTGATTGTTACGCAGATTTACAAGAAAATATCATGGCGAGGGGCCAACACGAGCACGAGCTTTTGGGAACTATGGTTAGTATTGATCCTCTTGCTGCTTATCTTTCATTGATCGAAGAAGAACATAATTTCCCTGGGGAAAAGAAAATGTTCCAAGGTGAGAAAGCTATGATCGGTGGTATGATATCACAGATTAAGGAACTTATTACTAAGAAGGGTAAGAATCCTGGTGCAGAAATGTGCCAAGTGTGGATTGAGCTTCCTATTGATAGCATAGAAGATGAAATTGATATTGACGAAGATGTTGAAGTTTTGTCGAAAGATGATAATGTGCAGGTTGTGGCATTCCCTGATACGTATAAACGTATCAAGGCTGACATACAGATAGGTACTCCAGTTCTGGTGGAAGTTGAGAAGCTCAGGGATGGTCTTAGTCTTAAAAATATATTCCGTCTTGACAAGCTGGCTGAGACCTGCTAGGGTCAATACCAGTAGGAAAGGAGTTGCTATGTCAACTAAAAATCAAATGAAGTTATGGCGTTGTCCAAAATGCAAAGAAGAAATCAAAGCTCTTGCTCTTCAGGTTTCTCACAGATGCAAAAGCAACAAGAATCTCAGCACTAACTGGGAATTAGTAGAGGAAAAATAATGGGAGATTACGAATACCAACAGTTGGAAAACAGTAGTATCAGAATGGCAGTGCATAAACCTGAGAATTGTATGAGTGAGGTTTGCACAATTCATCAACGCACTGATCACAGCATGCGACGTTTCCCACAAATTTGGAGGGGAGATCGCAAACTAATGATGCGTACCTGCCCACATGATGTTCAACATCCAGATCCTGATGATTTTAAAATTATTGATGGCATTGATAATGGAGAACACGAGTGTGATGGTTGTTGCATCCAATTCTTAGACGAGGAGCCAGATTATAATGCAAATAACGATTGATATTGATGATAAACTGTTTGATACCTTGACTCGAATGGCTGAGTCGTATAGAATGGATGTAGAGCAATGGCTCGAATACCACTTGGAGGAAGAATATGGCCGGTAAAACTGATGCTATTGATAAATTAATCGCTGATCTGAATAAATTTACACCAGAGGGTAGCAACAAACCTTTGGTATTGCGTGGCAATAACATTGAAAAGGTCAATGCTATCCCATGTTTTACACCAGCATTGGCATATCTGTTAGGTATTGGTGGATGGCCAGAAGGTAAGCTCATTGAGTTTTTCGGTAAGGAACACTCTGGTAAAACTTCATTCGCTATCTTGGCATTAAAAGATTGTTATGACTATTACAAGGGTGAAAAGATGGTAGCTATCATCGATCTTGAACACCGTTTCAACCCTGAATGGGCTGAGAAGCTTGGTCTTAAAATCGATGAGAACCTTATTGTTGTACAACCACCAGATGCAGAGACTGGTACTGACATGATGGTTGCATTGATTAAGAGTCAAGAAATTTGTGCCATTGTATGGGATTCTGTAGGTGCTGCAGCAACTAAGCACAGCATGCAACAACTCACTGACAAGAATGACAAGATGGGTGGTAACGCTGCAGTAATGAAACGCAATGTTCAAACTGTTGCTCCATTGGCAAACCTTTATGGTGTTACATGTTTCTACTTAAACCAGCTACGTGCTGACATGGATGGATACAATCGCCCTATGACGCCAGGTGGTCACGCAGTAAAGCACGCTATGTCCGTACGCATTTACCTACGTCCTGGTAGTGATAAGTACTTTGATAAAATCAATAGCGAAAATACTCAGGTAGGTAATCCTATCGTTATTAAAACTGTAAAGAACAGTTATGGTCCTCCTTTCCGTGAGGGTTGGACTGATTTCTACAGTCAACCATGTGTGTTCCTAGACCATCCTGGTATTGATACACGCAGAGATCTAGCACGTATGGGTATTCTCCTCGGAGTAGCACAACGTGGTGGTGCATGGTTCACATGGCGTGACATTAAAGCACAAGGCCGTGACACATTCTTTGAGCAAATCTGGAAGAGTGGCAAGGCAGAAGAGTTTGAGGCAGAGATTATCGAAGCCATCAAGAAGGGCTCAGGCATTACAGAGGTTGAAGGCGATGAGTTCTTTGGCCGACCATTAACATCAGACAGCGACGACGTAAACGACCCGGAGGTATAACATGCAAGTTGGAGATACAGTAGTACACATTACATCAGTTGGCATCATTGTAGGTGTTAGCACATCAAACAACCCTGTTGTGGAATGGGCTGAAGATACAATGTTTGAAGAAGTTGTAGCTGAGGATTTAATCCTTGTTACAATGCCTACACCAACAGAGGAGCTTGACCCTAAAAAGGAAGAAAAAAATGACTGAACATGAAGATGAATATGAGGGCGTAACTCTTTACGTAGATGCTTCTGAAGACTGGCCAAACAACTTAGCTGGTGTTATGATTCACGAACAAAGAGTGTATGTAGAAAATGGTAAAGTCAAGATCATCGGTGATCCTATTTGGAAGTTCGGTGAAGAAGATGACAGCGATTAAGCATTTTTGCCATGTATGCAACGTTAAATTCCAACGTGCTATAGATTTTATTTTACATAAGCACGAGGAAATTAAACCTATTGTAGAAAAATTTGTAGGAGAAGAAAAGAATGACCGAATGTAAACATTGTGGTATGCCAATTGTAAAATATAGTTCCGATGCTACTGATTGGGATAGGTTGGGTGATGATGACCAATGGGTTCACACAAGCCCTCATGGACCTCACAAAGCTGAACCAGATTGGAAAACTAAATCATGAATTCATGGGTTATGATAATTGATACTCTTATTATGACAATTGGTATGGTGATGATTGCGAGAATTAAAAAATGACTGAATATATTCCTAAAAAAGCAAAATGCAAAAATTGTTTTCGTAAAAATGGAGAGAACAGAGAAATTTTGCAGGGTGCCAATGGTGAATGGGTTCACCAGTTTCTAGACTATACCGTAAAATGCCACCCATTCCAACAATGGGTAGCTGAACCAATGGAAGAATAATAATGGAAAAACCAAATAATAATTATTGGTATGATGAAAAAATAAAATTTGCTGATGATGTTTTTTTAGATGACCATGATCATTTAACTCCATTCCAACAGATCCTTAAAGAAATACAAGCTATGCATGATAAGAAGCAAGCTGATTATGGTAAAAAAGGAGACCCATTTGCTAATGTGAGAGCAAGCGAAGAATGGGGTATCCCAGGTTGGATAGGTTGCATGACTAGAGGAACGGACAAAATTAAGCGTCTTCAAGCTGCAGCACGTGGACAAAATCTTGTTAATGAAAGCATCGAAGATTCATTGCTTGATCTAGCAACTTACACAATCATTGCACTATGTTTATTTAGGGAAGAAAATGGGATACAATAAGTGCCCTGAATGCAATGAGAACCTTTTGTTAATTACAGAAGGAAATAATGCTTATTGGATTCATGACGATCCAGATTTAGCTAATAATCCAGAATGTTTTCTAAGAAATGTGGCAGAATGAATGAAGAACAATTGCAGTTATTTAATCCAACTGAATTTCTTGCTATGGATGGCATGTGGAGTATAGAGTTAGATATTGATGACAATGAATTAAGCTATATAGATCAAGCTGCTGCGACTGAAGGAATTACTCGCAATGAATTTATCAATAACGCAGTAAAAAAATACGCAGGCAATTTGACATGTCCTACCTGTAAGAAGTATCGTATTCCAGGGGACACATGTTCCCACTGTGGAGAGTTAGATCAATAGTGTTTTGTGGCGATTGCAGGAAGCCTGTCCATCTTAGTAAAGTATGGTGGGTGCATGATGAAACAAACGATATTCGATGTAACCCTGCTGTAAACAATGATAACATTGAACCAATAGTAAGTGAGGAATAATGCAAACGTTTTTACCATACCCAGATTACGCAGCAAGTGCCAAAGTTTTAGATAGACAAAGACTTGGCAAACAACGCGTAGAAAATCTACAAATCATCAAAGCGTTGCTTGATCCAACATACGGATGGCAAAATCATCCAGCAGTAAAAATGTGGCGTGGTCACATTATTTCTTTGTTGGATTACCAAGCTGCTATCTGTAGTGAATGGGTAGGACGTGGGTACAAAGATACGTGTCTTGATAAATCATTTGCTTTGTTAAATGAATACGGCGGTGAGCTACGTATAATTCCACCTTATTGGATGGGTAATATGGAAATTCATACTAGTCATCAGAGCAATCTTATGCGTAAATTTCCAGAACACTATGGTCAATATTTTGATGTTCCTAATGATCTTGAATATGTATGGCCAACAGCAGCATGAGTGAAGAGATTTATTTTAATATTCCTATATCAGAGGATCTTTTAGAATTTCACAGAGATATCACGTTTGGTGAAAAAACTGTTACTCAAGAACAGTTTGCAAAAGCAAAACAATTCCATGCTGAGGAACTTTTACTTAAAAAAATATTTAACAAAGTGGCTAAGCAAATAGAGCCCGGTGATCACTGTCTTGAAGTTTTATGGGATACCATTGAAGAATACATTGAAAAGAATGAACGTTTTATGAGACAATGGTAGTATGGGTAAATTCCAACAGAAGTTTAGTCAACGACAGGAAAAAGAACTTGAGGCTGAATGGCCTCTTGCTCATCGTACGGTAGGTTCTGGCAACAAGTGGGAGAAGGGTGACCTCTCAACAGAAGAGCAATACAATATATCATTCCTTGTAGAAGCTAAAGCTACCCAAGCGGCATCGTATAGTATTACCAAAAAAGTATGGGATACGATCAAAGAACATGCTCAAAATCGCAGTTGGTTGACTAGACCTATCTTGGCCATCAGATTATATGGTCCTACCATGGAAAAGACCAACTGGGGTGGAGAAAGAGAAAATACCCCTGATACCCTCCCAGTGGAATTAGATTTGATATGTATGGACAAGAATGATTTTCTTGAGCTATACTATGATTACCTACGTCTAAAGGAAAAGGAATAATGTGGTCATGGATACTGGCAGTCGTTGGTTCATGCGGACTATTCTTTGTAGGTAAAAAAAACATATGGGGCTTTGTGATATTGTTTATTACAGAACTTTTATGGTTTATCTATTCATTTTCTACCCATCAATATGGTTTTGTGCTTGGTGGCGTGCTGTATAGCGGTATGTATATTAAAGCATTTATCCATTGGAAGAAAGATCGAGAATGAGTTTCCTAGAACGTACGTTAGCTGCGTATCAGAATGATGAACCTATAACAAAATACATTGAAGAAGCATTGATGAAGGGCAATATTTTCCCTGAAGAATATCCGGTCAAAGTTTTCAACAAAGAGCGTGTATTTGACAATATGTATCACCCATCCAGCGATGTATCAGCTGGAGAATTACAATTATACTATAAATTTCATCCAGAGGAGAGATTACTATTACAAGAAGAAAGAATAAGCCCAACCCTGGCGATGACGTTTCAAGTTGGTTCGGTTTTCCATTCGGTGGTGCAGAACTTACTAATCCACTTGGGGTTCACTACCATCGACAAGGTCGAAGTGAAATTCAAAAACGAAGAACGCATGATAGCTGGAGCCGTCGACGTATTGAAACTGACTACCCCGGATGGCGAGAAGTTCTTAGTCGATATAAAAAGCACTAACCAACTACCTAAGGAAGCTAGTTACCAGTATGCTATGCAACTTAGAACGTATCAGGATAACTGTCCTGATGCTCCTGATCGTATGGCACTTCTATTTATCCAAAAGTCTTACCCGCATAAGATAAAGACGATTGAAGTAAAGAAAGATCAAGATGAGCTCGATAAACTATACGGCAAGTGGTCAAAGGTTAGAGTGGCCATCGGTAAGTCCGATCCGTCTGAGCTCGAACCCTGCTGTACTGGCACTACAGATGAGACTTACCTTGGATGCCCTGCAAGAAAAATCTGCCACCTTTGGAATAAATGATGAATAAATTTAATTGGAAAAAACCAACCACACTAATGCTTGGCAGGTATCAGCCTTGGCACGAAGGTCATAGAGCATTATATGAAGAAGCACTTAAACGTAATGAACAAGTTCTTATTGGTATTAGAGATACACAAGGAACATCAGAAAAAGACCCATTAACTTTTGAAGAAGTCAAAAACTACATAGTTGCTGACATCGGAGAGCGTGACGATACTTTGATTATGTTGTTACCTAACATTACACACATTGTTTATGGTCGTGATGTCGGTTATCAGATTGAAAAAGTTGAGTTAGGAGCAGAAATTGAATCCATTTCTGCTACTCAAAAAAGAAAAGAAATGGGATTGTGACTTCACCACAGAAAGCTAAAGGTTCTCAATGGGAAAGAGATGTAGCCAAGTATTTTAATGAGCGCGGCTTTCCAGAAGTAGAACGTCGCTATGGTGCTGGTGCTACACTTGACAAAGGTGACATCAATGGTGTTAAAGATACTGTTGTAGAGGCTAAGAACTGGGCTAAGATTGTGCTCGCCACTATCATGGACGAGACTTTAGTAGAACAGAAAAATGCTAAGAAACGTTTTGGTATTGCTGTCATCAAGCGTCGTAATAAGAACGTTAAAGATGCTTATGTTATGATGACACTTGAAAATTGGATTGATCTTTATTCATTTTACGTTAATAAAAAACCTGAATAGACTTGTAAATAAGTAAAATACCTGTGTATAATATCATTTAACCAGATTGGATGGAAGATGAGTTTAAACAAGGGTATTAAACGTGGCCTTGAAGGTCTTACAGAGCCTGAGCTCGGGATCAGTCACGATGATAAATTCGGTGAACTTCATGAGTTTGCTGTACGTGCCTTTACTTGGAAAACCAAGCCAGAAGATCTTGAAATGCTTGAAACTATTGAGCGTGTGGTTGATGATTTTATGAGGGATTATATTGATCCTGCTGAGGTAATCATAGCACGTTTCAATACTGATAAAAGTTTGAACGCAGATGAAGCAGATAGGCTGTTCCTCAACCTTCAGAGTGCTATTACAGCGATTGAAGAAGAGGTTACCAGACGGTATCTGAAAGCACAATACTCATACTACATGTTAGATGATAAGTATTGGAACGCATGGCGTAAGCCAACTGGTGGTACTCAGAAGGATCTGGAAGCAGTCGCTAAGCTAGAAACTCGTGAAGACAGACAGTTTTATTTTGTCCAATACGCAGCTTGGAGAATGATTAACGATAAGGTGCAAAGTCTCAAGGCTACGCAACGTTACATTCAACAACAAATATATCGAAGAAGTTAATATGACCGAACCATCCCCGAAACGGAAGAGTCGTAAACAAGAAGTTATACCTGGCAAGATTACTTGGCAGATACTAGAACGACTCTTAAACAATTATTGGGAATGGTATGAAATTTATTTAACCACTGGTAATTCTGACTTAAAACTAAACAACGGTGTCACTGTAAACATCTATGACATATTGAAAGGAATAGATCGTTTGCCTCCACGTCAGAAGCAAGCGGTTGTACTATCATGCCTAGAAAATCGAAAAGAAGTAGAAGTAGCAAAGATAATGGGCTTCACGAAATGGAGCAGCCAAGTGGGGATGTACAAGAGGAAAGCTCTGAAAACTCTGTGCGAAACCGTGTGGAAAGCGGAGAACGATTAAACCCTCAATCAGTTTTTAATGAACTGGAAGAGAAGTATCAGGACAAGCTACCAAAAAACTGGAGTGAACTTAACTATAGCCAAAAGTTGGAATGGTTCGCTCACCGTATGTTGCTTGATGAGCGTGAATCTATTCGTCAAGAGTATGGCAACGATGTTGCTCGTGAAGGTGGCTTTCTCAGCGACTACCAGCTAGAACGACGTAGACGTAGAGAAGTACATTCTAAGCTAGATAGCTGGGATGATGTACCACCACGACAGGGTGTCTTCAGTAGAACTTATGTCGATAAAAACAATCTATTAACACCAGGCAACCCAGAGGAAAACAATGGACCGAAGAACACGTGAATACAATGAGTTGGTAAAAATGACACCAACCACTCAAGAATTGTTGAGTGAAGAAATTGATGGTGAAATCTACCTTTACAAGTCATCACCAAACTGTAAGATTTGTACAACCAGTGATGATCTAAAGAATATAATTGATTCGTTGCTGTTGTTCCCTAAAACTTATAAAGAAGTTCTTAAGGCTATCGAACCTATTCAAGACAAGCTAGGTATAGAAGGCAGCGAACGTATTAACTACGAAAACATTCGTAATCACCAAAAGCGACACTTGCCATTTGAAAAACTCATGGTTCGTGAAATTGTAGAAAAACGTGCTGCTGAAAAGAATCGCAGCATTCTTGACGCTGGTGAACGTTTGCTTACTGCTGAAGCTTTTTATGAGGTTATTGTAGCAAAAGGGTTTGAAGGCATTGCCCAGGGGTATGACAAGCCTACGCTTACTCAGACTATGTACGCCATGGATATGCTTACCAAGCTTGAAAAAGAAGGTAGAGATGACTACCGTCCAGAAGAATTGGTTAACCAGCTGGATATGATCCTTACGGCTATCCGTGAAGTTCTGCCTGCTGACATGAAGGAAGCCTTGTTCAACAAGATTGAGGAACTTCAACTGGGCACTGCTCCCAAGAAAAAGGCTAGGCGTTTGCCTGAAGCAGAGATTATAGATGCTGATTATGTCGATGAAGACCTTGAGGAAGACCAATAAAACCCTGTAGTTTTATGTAAAAGATGCTGTAAAACGCTTGAGTTATTGTAAACATAGGGGTATATATGGCTAAATGGTTTAGAAGAGAGTACAAAACTACTGCTCGTCGTCCCATTAAAATAGAAAACTTACCTGCAGAAATTTATTGGATTGCTGACCCTGGTCACCTTGATCCACGCATGAGAGAAGCAGCTGGTGCTGTTGACGTATCACCTGGTGACATTGAACGTATACGTGGTGGAAGAGACCGTTCCGGTGCCATGAGTGGTGCTGGTATCCCTTCCAGTGAAATGGACTACCACAAGACCCCTAGACAATTTCTTACTAGAAATGCCAGATTATTTTGGGCTGGTTTAGGTAACAAAGCAGGCGGTAGCAAAACTATACCACACTGTTTTAGATGCGATCAACCTGTTGAAGTTTCACAAGCTGAACTAGTAGAGAATGAATCTTCACCTACTGGATGGGATTATCAGCACAAGTCATTTGCATATGGTGGTTGCAATGAAACACAAAGTAGAACTGAATTTGGTCCAAAGGGTCGAGGACGCTAACCGTGTTAAAGAACGAAAACGAAATTCGTAAAATGCAAGGAGAGTATCAAAATAAATCTGATACTCTTAGCAATGGTGTCCTTCTTCTACAGAATAGTGCTAATGCTGCAAAAAATCCTAAGCAAGTTAAGGAAAGAACAGAACGTGCAAAAGATGCAGTTGATTCTAGTTTATTTGAATTGTACGATAACTTACAAAAGAATTGCGATTCTGTTGTTCGACTAGGACCTTCTGCTTTCCCTAATGTCGATGGCAATTTTGATAGTGCAACTGGTCAGTTTAATATTGATAATTCACCTGCTTATTCTAGAATTTTGAATAAATACTTTCCATCACTTTACACCATGGCAAAGACATCAGGTGAACACTACCTTCCTGGTGATAGGAAAATAACACCTTGTTTTAGTACGACGTTGGATAGTCCAATGCTTTCAAAGATATTGCCTGGTCGTAGAAAGAATGCAGATTTTAGAGATGTTGAAGTACCAGATCTAACTCAAAAACGTGCACTTCAACTATGTTCTGGACAAAAATGTATGGATTGCATTGACTGTGGTGTACATCAAGATGAACTACACAAGGCTCTTACTGGCATAGCACGTGGTCCAAAAGATATGCGTAGTTTACACATGAAGAATCTTATAACTGTACTTAATAGCTGGTCTGTTCATCAAAATAGCAGAGGTGGTAACCGCAACACTCAAGATGATCCAAGATTTCAAGAATGCAGCGGCGGCCATCAAAAATTGGGTACAGCTTTGAGAATGATAGGACATAGACTACACTTAGCTTATAGTGATGATTACAAAACAACCGGTGGTCTTGGTGGTGGTAGACACAGAGATAGATTTTCTGGTTACGGTGATGATATGAGTGCATACTAATGAAACTTCTTGAATTATTTAGACCAAGACAAGCTGCATTTGCAGCTGAACCTCTTGATCCAACAATGATACCTAATCACAGTGCTTGCAACTGTGCAGATATATTGTTGGGAGACCATGCTGCGGAAGTTAAAGCAGGATTGGATAGTGGTGGAAATCGTAGACAATTTCACCAAAACATTGCTGGTAAAATTTTAGATATCATGTTTAACAGCCCTGATAGATCAGAGGCTAAAGGTATTCTAGGTAAAATTAAAAGAACACAACCATCACCAAATCCTGCAGAGGAATGGGAACGTCACCTTCTCATGCACCTTGATGGTGCTGGCATTACTCACAGAGACCTTGGGTTTAATGACAGTGAACTAAGCTCAGAATACATTGAAGGTCGTGAACTCGCTGGACAAGCAGCTAGAGCCGCTGAACCAACAGACTATGATACTACACACTGTGGTACATGTGCATCGTATCTCACTCACCTACAAGATCAAGCTCGCAAATTCCATTCAGCAATCAATAAAGGTGCTGAGAATTTACCTGAATCTCAAAAACCATACGCTGAAATGAGCACCAAAGGTTTGTTCAATAGACTATGGCATTCTTGGACTAACAAAGAACCTATCAAAGATGATGATCACCCAATTGTTGCACAAGGCAACGATATTCTTCGTGCTTGGAATGCTCACAGTGAACAACAACACGGCTCATCTCTTGACCCTTACGCACACTTAAGAAACACACCGGTAGTTGATGACTCCACTGGCAACAGATTTGATAATTTATATCGTAAGTTTGAAGGTATGTCACCTGGATGGTCACTAACACGTCGACCAGATGCACCAGAAATGAGTGAAACAACTAGACAAGATCTAGAAAGTTTATTTCCATATCAAGATGTATACCAAGAAGGTTACTCTAAAGATATTACACCAGAAGAAAGAACAGAAGCTCGTGGACTTGCTGATGTTATGAAGCAAGAGGGTGAGATGCAAGAATACACCCTCCAAGGTATTGGCAACGCACCTAAAGCTATTTTCCCTGAAGGTAGCATGGATCCTAAATCAATGGAAAAAGCTATTGTTAAAGATAAACCAACTGGTAAAGAACAAGAACTGCTTGTAGAGCCTAGACCAATAGGTTATGAAGAAGGCAATGTAAATGCACCGCAAAGATACATTGAAACAGAAAATATAACTG